TCCGCTCGATAATCGGCCTCGCCCTCGTGGTCTCGCTCCTGGTCGGCGTCGCCTGGGCCGCCGGCATCCAGTGGGGCGAGTGCGCCGCGCCGGTCGGCCACCTGGCGTCGGTCAACGGCGTCGCCGCCAAAGACGGCGGTGCCTTGCCGAGAACGACCGCGCAGATGACGAGCGTCGTCGCCACGGCCCACCGGGGCGGCGGTGCGACCGAGGACCAGGCCGGGGCGGACGCCGAACTCGAAGCTGTGCAGCTGTTGCTCTGGTGCGACCAGAACGGCAACAACGAGAGCGACGCGAGCGACGACGAAGCCAACCCGACAGGCTGGACGCTCCTGACTGAGGGGCACACGGCGCGCGGTTGGGACGGTCAGCCACGAGGTGTCGACAACGGCACGCCGGGCGAACTGCTGTCGGGGCCGGTCGCCGTGACGCTGGAACCAAACAAGCGGTATCTGCTCCTGATGCGGATCGTGGCGGCGGGGACGGGCTACACGAGCCTCCAGCCCGTCGACGGCAACGGCACGGTTGCCGGACCGGAGGTCTGGACGCCGACCGGCGACGGCGCTCACGGCGTCAAGGGCTCCGGCGGCCTGAGCGGCATCGGCAACGGAGAGGTCTGGTACTTCCGCGTGGCCGCCGGCGGCGAAGTCGGCCCCGCATTCCCGTCGCCGCCGAACGTGATCGAGAACGACTGACATGGCCCTCATCATCGACATCGCCGACGCCCTGGTCACCGCACTGAACGCCCACGCGTTCGGCCAGGCGTTCACCGCCGAACGGCACTACGTTCCGCGGTTCGAGCTGAAGGAGATGGCCGACCTCAAGGTGTCGGTCGTGCCGCGAAGCCTGGTGAGCGAAACGGCCAGCCGCACGATGGTCCGCGAAGACATCGAGATCGACGTCGCCGTGCAGAAGAAGCTCGGTGGCGACGTGATCGCTGAGGGCGACGCTCTCATGCAACTGATGGAGGAGATTGCGGGCCACCTGAGGGCCACACCGCTGGCGGGGTTGGCGAACGTGGTGCTGGTGCGGATCGTCAACGACCCGATCTACGCCCCGGAGCATTGGGACGAACTGCGGCAGTTCACGAGCGTGCTGACCCTCACCTACCGGACGATGCGATGATCGGTGCGAACTTCAAGGGGCTGTTCTTCGACCGCAAGGGTGTCCTGGCGAAGGTCGATCGGGGCACACGCCGAGTGCTCTCGAAGTTCGGGGCCTTCGTCCGGCGGGGCGCGAAGAGCAGCATCCGCAAGCGCAAGGCACCCAGCGCCCCCGGCAGGCCGCCGTCGAGTCACACGGGCCTGCTGAAACGGCTGATCTTCTTCGGCTACCAGCGCGAAAAACGGTCGGTGGTCATCGGCCCGGCCCGGCTTAACCAGAAGGTGGGCGACGCGCCGGAGGCCCTGGAGTACGGCGGCACGTCGACGGTTGTCGAGGGGCTGCGGGGCAAGCGCAAGAAACGGCGTGTGCGGATCAAGGCCCGGCCGTACATGGGGCCGGCCTTCAAGAAAGAGCAACCCAAGCTGCCGGCCATGTGGCGGGAGTCAGTCCGTAGGCTGTAGACCGTAGGCTGTAGGTCAGTGGCGAAGGGAACGAATCAGTGCACCGAGGACCTTTGATGTTTCGACGCAGCGGTCGCGGAGTGATTCGTAGCTTTTCGCAGACAGGTAACCCAAGCGATGAGCCAGGGAAGCCTGATACTCGACTTCACGTACTGAGCCGAAGGCCATGTCGAGGAAACGCAGATAGTCCAACTCGGTGTGCCTCGCGCAGCCCTCAACGATGTTCGAAGCGCAGGACACGACGGCTCTACGCATCTGCGAAGTCAGGCCGAACTGCTCCTCTTTCGGAAAGCCGCGGGTCGCCTCATACACGGCAAGGGTCAACTGGTCCGCCAGTTCGAATGCGCGCAGTTTCGTGTGATCACGCATAACCGTCCTCCTACAGCCTATAGCCTACAGCCTACGGACTACGGACTATAGCCTCAGAGAGCGAGCGAAGGGAGCGAAAAAATGGCGACATACGTGTTGGGCATGAACGCGGGACTGTACCAGGGCGACGAGGGCGAGACCGACCCGACCCTGATGACCGAAGTCGACAACGTCCGTGACGTGACACTGACGATGGAGGCCGGCGAGGCCGACATCACCACCCGCGGCAACGCCGGCTGGCGGGCCACAGCACCGACCTTGCGCGAATGCTCGGTCGAGTTCCAGATGGTCTGGCGGCCGGGCGACGCGGTGTTCGAAGCCATCAAGACGGCCTTCCTCTCGGCCGGCTCCGTGGCCCTGGCGATCCTGGACCAGAAGCGGACCGTGACCGGCGCGCAGGGCCCGCTGGGCGACTTCTCGATCACCAACTTCAGCCGCAACGAGTCGCTGGAGGAGGCCATCGTCGCCGACGTGACGGCCAAGCTGGCCCGCTACGAGGAATGGCACACGGTCCCGGCTCCCTAAGGAGGATGACGCTTGAAAACGTTCACTGATGCCGCGGGTCGCACCTGGACTATCTCGGTCAACCTGGGCACGGCGCTCAAGGTTAGGGACACCCTGGGCGTGGACCTGCTGCAGCCCGAACAGGGTGAGCCGCCGCTTCTCACGCGGCTGGGCACCGACGAACTGCTCCTGGGCCAGGTGATCTGCTGCCTGCTTGGTGACCAGTTCGAGGTTCACAAGGTCACAGAGGCCGACGTGCGGGCGGGATTCGACGGGCAGACGCTGCTGGCGGCGCAGACGGCCTTCTATGAGGAACTAGTGGATTTTTTCCGCAGCCGGGGGCGGACCGACCGCGCCCGGGCCGTCGAGACGCAGAGCCGAGTGATCGCCGAGGCCGTGAAGGCCATCGAGGCCAAGATCGAAGCACTCGACATCGAGGCGACGATCCACGACGTGCTGCGAAGCCCCGAGGGAGCGAAGCAGCATGGGGCTCTGTCTGGACCATCGCCGGAGCCCTCGGCGTCGACCCCCGGCCGCTGACGCTGCGGCAGTTGCTGTGGATGGCCGAGGGCCGCAGCCGGTCGCTGTGGGGTCACACAGCGGCACTCCTGGTGATGCTCGCCAACACGCATCGCGACCCGAAGAAGTCGCGGGCCTACCGCCCGGAGGACTTCGACCCGCACGGCAAGGCGGGTCGCGGCGAGACCATTGAAGTCAATCGTGAGACCATCGGACAGATGCGTGAGGCATTTACCGGAGGAAAGCAATGAAGAAGACTCTGACGCTGACGCTTGTCGGGCTGGTCCTGGCCCTGGTGATCGCAGGATGCATGCGCGTGAACAGGGACACCGGCGTCGTGGAGCTGACGCCCTTCAGCCTGGATCGCCAGAGCATGAACGAAACTGCCAATGCTCTCGACCAGACGTTGCCTGAGTGGCTGCTCCTGGCAGGGAGCATTCTGAGCATTCCCGGCCTCTCGGCTGCGGGACTGCTGTGGCAGCGACTCAGAAACCGGAATCTGGCGCTCTCGCGTGCAGAAGCCATCGGCGGCGGGCTGGTCATGAACATCCAGGCCATCCGCAAGGCGGCCGCCGACAGGACGCTGACGCTGGAGGAGATCAACCAGCTGCTGGCCACCATTCAGACGGCGACGCCGGAAGTCATTCAGTTTGTGCAGCAGGTCAAGCGCGAGTTGAACGTGCCGCCCGTTGAGCCGGTGGGCAAGCCGGCAGTTCCGGCTGCGGCGTGAGGAACTCACCGGACAAGCATAATGAGACTGCCAGCGGAAGCTCAAACCAACTCCACGGTGATTTGTCGCCCAAGTACACGAGCGACCTTCTGCAATGTCGTGAGCGTCACTGCACAGTTGTTGGGATCAAGAAGCCGGTCCAGCGATGACCGGGAGGTGTGCATGCGTCGGGCCAACTGGGTTTTCGACAGGTGCTGCCGCTTCATCTCCCGGGCGATCTGCATCGCCAACACGCGCTTGGCCGCCCCCAGTGTTACTTCCTCGTAGATGCCTTCTTCCTTTAGAAAAGAATCAAACGAGGAACCAAGCGGCGGTGTCTCTTTGCGGTTCTTTCTCATGTTCAGTCTCCTTACTTCTTTGCACGAATCGCTGTGCGAATTTCCTGCACCCGCTTGCGGGCCAGAGTCATATGTCCTGGCGGGATTCTCCGCTGTTTATTGGCAAAGGCATGCAATATCCACATAGTGTTGTCAATAACAGTAATAAACGTGTGAAACACGCGCCCTTTCCACGCAAATTGCACTTCCCGCAAGCCATTACCATGATTGAGGCAACCTTCCAATAATCCAGTCCGCCCAGTTATCCGGATGACCTCGATGTGTTCACAGGCCATCTCTCGTTCCGTCTTCGATAGCCCATTCAGCCAGTCTCGTACCGGCTCCTGGCCTTCGGGTGTTGGATAGAAGTAGGCCGGAATTCTCTTTTCAATGCTCACGCAGAAAGTGTACCACAAATAGTACGGAAAATCAATGGCCAAAGTGGAATAAGGGGAATAAATGGCCTCCACGCAAGGAATCCGCGCCGGCCGCGCCTTCGTCGAGTTGTTTGCCGACGACTCGAAGCTTGTACGCGGCCTTCGCCGGGCCGAGAAGAAGCTGAAGGCCTTCGGCGATTCGGTCCGTGGCTTCGGTCTCAAGATGGTTGGCCTCGGTGCGGCCATGATCGCACCGCTGGCAATCGCCGGCCGCATCTTCTCGGGATTCGACGACCAGATGCGGACCGTCAAGGCCGTGACCGGGGCCACTGCCGAGGAGTTCGACCGCCTGACCGAGAAGGCCAAGCTCTTGGGCCGGACCACCAGCTACACCGCCGCCCAGGTGGCTTCCGGCATGACCGAGCTGGGCCGGGCTGGTTTTGCACCCGACGAGATCGACGCGGCCATTGCCCACGTCCTTAACCTTGGACGGGCCACCGGCGTCGAGCTGTCCGAGGCGGCCGGTATCGCCGGGGCGTCGCTCAGGGCCTTTGGCCTGGAGGCGAGCCAGATCGGCCGTGTCGCGGACGTGCTGACGGCCACCGCCAACGGTTCCGCGCAGAGCATCGCCGACCTGGGCGAGTCGATGAAGTACGCCGCCCCCGTCGCCGCCACCTACGGCATGAGCCTGGAGGACACGAGCAAGGCCCTGGGGGCGCTGGCCAACTTCGGGATCAAGGGCAGTATGGCTGGCAACACCCTGAAGCGTGTCATGCTGCAACTGGCCAAGACGGACGTTCAGAAGACCCTCAGCGGGTTGGGCGTCGGCGTGACCGACCAGGCGGACAAGCTGCGCAACGTCTCGGACGTCCTGGTGGACATCGGCAAGGCCATGGCCCGCATGGGACAAGGCCAGCAGGTCTCGCTGCTGAGCGAACTCTTCGGTGACCGGGCCATTGCCGGGGCGGCCAAGTTGACCGGGGCGGCGTTCGACCGGCTGAACGAAAGCATCGAGAACGCCTCCGGCACTGCAGCCCGTACGGCCCAGGAGATGGACGCCGGCATCGGCGGGGCGCTGCGGCGGCTTTGGTCGGCCATTGAAGGTATCGCCCTGTCCGTCGGCAATGCCCTGGCCCCGGTGGTCATGGAACTGGCCGAGCGCCTGTCGGCTGCGGCCGGGTACATCACGGGCTTCCTGGAGAGCAACAGGGAACTGATCGTCACCGTGGCCAAGATCGCGGCAGGCATCCTGGCAGCCGGCGTGGCCATCACTATCCTGGGCACTCTCATCGGCGGTCTGGGTTCGGTGCTGGGTGTGCTGGCAACGATTGCCACCACCGGTGTTGGCTCAGCGTTGGGCCTGGTGGGCGCCATTCTCGGCGCACTGGTGTCGCCGATCGGCATCGTCATTGTTGCCGTGGCCGCGTTGGCTGCGTACCTGTTGCACGCCACGGGCGCTGCCGCCAAGGCCCTCGGTTGGCTGGGCGACAGGTTTGCCGTGCTGAAAGACGAGGCCACGAGTTCTTACCAGGGCATTGCCGACGCACTGGCTGCCGGCGACATCGCCCTGGCCGCACGAATCCTCTGGCTGACGCTGAAGATGGAGTTCCAGAAGGGCATTCGCGTGCTGGAGTCGGCGTGGCTGAAGTTCAAGCACTTCTTCATCCGCGTGGCCTACGGGGCGTGG